ATGCTGCGCCTGCGCATGCATGACTGCAAAAAACTCTGGAAGAACGGTCAGGTTGAAACCCGATCCCACAATGGGCGCAAATCTTCATCGGCGCAGATGCAGATGCCCGTTGCCTTCTCGCAGAAGAGGCGCAGGCGATGCTGCAATACAAAGCGTCCCGACGCTTATCTGGGGGCATCGATTCCCCGCAGAATGCGCATTTCCGCGAGGCATTCTCTTCCGCACGAGCTTCCCGCTCCAACCTCGTCCTGTCCGCCTCCGCGCACCGTATGTCGCAATATTTTTGAGAGGATCGAGTCCCGGCTGGGAGAGACTTATCGCAATATTCACACCGATGCGTCAGATCCAGCGGGAGGCCAGCACCGAAGCCTTGTCTTCGGTCATCCTCCTGCGCCTCGACAGGCGCATGTGGTAGGCATTCCGACACGGATCGTCGCAGAACTTCGGACGACCATCCAGCAGCGGCTTGTGACAGTTTGCGCAGAAAGTCCGCTCGATCAGGGTTCCTCTTTCGATGGTCCATTCCGGTTGCCCTTCATTCCAGTTTGGTCGCGCGATTGCGCCTGCCTTACGAAACGCGCCATCCAGCACATCGCGCGCCATCAGATCGGCGGCATCCCAACCCCATCCCTGCAAGCACAGATCGCCCCTCAGTCCGGCCCGCAACGGCCCTTCAAGCCCCCAGATCGAACCCGTGGCCCCCGCCTTGAAGGCGAGTTTGATCACCGTGGCCAGTTCGGCAACCAGCGCATCGTATCGACCTCGGCCGATTCGCCCGCGCACGGCATCCCGTTCCCGGCGCGTCTGCTTTCGTATTTTTGCAGGGCTGAGATCCATCATCCCAACACCGCATCGAGAAGTGCCGCGCTGATCGGCCGTGTCGATACCGGGGGCAAGGCCTTGACTCCCTCCGGTGTTTTTGCCCCGGAATAGGCATGGTCGAGCCAGGCGCCATCCATCGCCATGAGGATGGAAACATGCCGAGGTTCGAGCGGCAGGCGCATCATCCGGCAATAGGCTGCGATCTCGGTCATCTGGATCGGGTTCGGCCCGGCGGCGTGATAGGTCCGGGAACCGGACAGATCGAGGAAAGCGTCCCAGAGAGGCAATCCGGCTTCAGGGGGAAGGACTTTTCCCCCGCGCAGCTGGGTGCGCAGCGCGGCGCAAAGCTGTCGTTGCAGGTGAACCACGATATTCACCGCCGCCCTCCCGTGAGATACTGCCTGTCGGAGATGGCCCTGTTGTTGTCGGCGATCTTCTGGTTCACGAGGATGACCACCTCTTCGCGGCTGATCGATTTCGCGGAAACATCCACGCCGGGTGCATTGTTGTTGATGGTGATTTTGGGAGGCACGATGCCCCCGCCTTGAGCTTGCGCGCCCCCGGGCATTGGCTGCCCGACATAGCCGCCCGAGGCATAGCCCTTGGCCCTGCGGTGCATGGTTTCGAGGTTGCGCACCCCAAGCCGCTGCGTGGCCTCTTTCGAGAACACGAATTCGCCCCGATGCACGACGCCCGCTGGTTCGTGTTTACCGCCATCGCCGGTATAACCGCCTGCGTCAAACCCCAGTCCGTTGAGGAATGAGGACGTTCCAGAGCCAAGACCTGCGGTCCAGATGCTTTCAAACGCCTTGTTCGCCGCCATCTGCGCCAGACTGGACAGCACGCTTGCCAACGCATCGTTGAAGCTGTTCGCCCCGGTGATCAGCCCCGCGAACGCATCCTGCATCGAGGACTTGGCGCTTTCGACGGATTGCCGGAATTCCTCGTGCTTTTCGAGCGCGGCCGAATTCGCCTCGGCCTCATCATACCATTGATCCGCCAGCGCGGAGACCTGCCCCCGCAGGGCATCCGTAATCGGCACCCCCTTGTTCTGAAGCTGCTGGAGCAGTTCGGCTTCCTTCCGCGCCCGGGCTACAGAATTGCCATACTTGTCCTGCCCGACCTCAAGGGCATTCAGCGCCGCCGTCTCGGCCTTCATGCCCTCGATCTCCTTGAGCGTGCTGTCGTCATAACGCTCAACGGTCCGCTGCTCAGCCGAGGTCTTGTTCTTCGAGGATTTTCCTTTGCTCTTACTACCTTTGGAACCACTATCGGGCACGGGCGCCCCTGATCCGCTTGGAGCCACCCATCCGCCGGTATTCGGTTTCCATGTCGTCGGGGTGCGGTTCTGCAACTCGGCGATGATCGCGTCTTCCTCGTCGTTCAGATCCTTCAGCCGTTGCCGGATGCGCTTCCTGTCGCGTTCGAGGATCACCTTGCCGAGCCGGTCATTCAGGATGACCTTGGATTTCATGATTTCGCTCTGGCGCGACTGCAAAGTCTCGTCGCGCTGATTCTGGAAAGCCCGGAACCCGTCGATGAAATCTGATAGGCTGGCGGCCGCGCTGATGATCGCGGACTTCAGAGCCACGCCCACCGTCTGCGAAACGGTCGTGAACTCTCGGTTCAGCCGCTCCGCCTTGGCGATCAGCTCATCCGACATGACGATGCCAAGCTCAGAAGCCCGGTTCTTCGTGGCCTCAATCTTGTCCGCGCCCTGGTCCAGCAGCTCCACAAACCGTTCGCCCCCGGTTCCGCCAAACAGCTCATCCGAGATCCGGATCTGTGCTGCCTTGTCGAGCTGCTGCAGCCGCTGAAAGATTTCGAGGAGGAGGGCCGAGGGGTCCTTCAGCTTCCGGGCGATCTCGTCGGCGCTGTAGCCAAGCCTCTGGAAGGCCTCAGCCGCAGACCCCTTGCCGGTGACCGCGAATTCATCGGCGCGCAGGGACATTTCCTTCAGGCCGTCCGTGAAGGCGTCGATCCCGATCCGGTTCTGCTGGGCGACATAGGCCCATTCCTGAAACTCCTTCGCCGAGACACCGGCCCGCCTCGCCTGATTGCCGACCTCCGCCACCTCTTTCGAAAGCCGCTCCACGGCATCAATGCCGCTTCGCAGCGCCTCGATACTGATGCCCGCGACCAATCCGCCCGCGAAGGCCGCGCCGAATTTGCCGATACTGCCGGTAATCGCCGTCATGGTCTGGTTGATGCTTCCCGAGGCCCGCTTCATGTCGGCTTCCATCTGGGCCGTGGCCCCGCGCGATCCACGCCGCAGGCCCTGATAGGTCCGGGTCCCGCGCCGCTCAGCCTGAGACATGCGTTTCTCGAAGTCGGAAATCCGGGCTTCGAGCATCACGATCAGGCGTTCATCTGCCGTTTCGGCCATCGGTTTTCCTCCTACGCCATCCACATATCGTCGGTGAACCAGTCGGCGGACGTGATCAGGCCACCCTCATCCGCAGCGGCACGGGCCACAGCCATCGCGGTCGCGACCGCGCCGTCGATCTTGTTGCCGCTCTTGCCCTTGTGGAACATTCGGTTCCCGGCCTTGTCGGTCTCGACCTGAATGTTCGCGAAGTTCCACCGCAGGATCGGATTGCCGCCATGGCGCAGGCCGCGCGACAGGATCGCCCGTTCCAGTTCCTTGACCGCCGGGGCCATGGTCACCCATCCTTGCCGGAACTCGATCGCGGGCAAGCCGTCCTCGACCAGCGCCGACATCATCGACCGGCCATAGGTCGGATCGAAGGCGATCTCCCGGACATTGAACCGGGCACAGAGTTCGCGGATATGCTCCTCGACCGCGCGCAGATCGACCGTGTTCCCCGGTGTCGGGATGATCAGCCCTTGCTTGGCCCACTCGACATAATCGACGCCATGCCGTTCACCCCGCGCCCGCAGGTTGTCTTCGGGGCAGAAGAACCACGGCCAAACCTGATAGCCGTCGCCGTCGCGCCATGCGGCCACGACAACGGTGAGGTCTTCGTTCTTCGACAGGTCCACCCCGAGCCAGCAGGGATCCTGCGTCATCTCGTGTTCTTCAAGATCGACCTCGTGGGCGCCCTGATCGTAGACCGGCATTTCCACAAAGGGCGAGGTGGACTGATCGAGCCAGCGGTTCAGGTTGAACTGAAAGAAGCTGTCGCGGTCCATTGGCGAGTGTTCCGCCTTCCGGGCCTTGTCGCGATAGGCGTCGATATCTGGATATCCATAGGCGAGGCCGGGGTTCACCGCGAACCACAGCTTTTCGTCCTGCCAGTCGTCTTCCGGTTCGGCCATGAAGATCACGGGCAGCGTGGCGGGGTCATCGATCTCGCCCTTCTGCACCTTCATCGCGTATTCGACCGTCTTCCAGGCAAGGTTTTCCTGCCCCCGGCCCGATGTGCTGGCGACGATCATCAGCGTCCCCGGCACCTTCACCAGGGCGGAGTCGAGCGCTTCCCATTGCTTCATGCCGGGACGGCCTTCCCAGGCATGCAATTCGTCGGCGATGACCACATTCGGGGTCTTGCCGTGCTGGACCTTGCCATCCGAGGCGATCGCCACATAGCGCGTCCCCGCCTTTTGGCAGGAGATCCGTGACACGTATTCCCGGATATTCAGGTGCTTTTCGAGGCGCTTGTCATTGTTGATGATCAGCGCCGCCTCATTGAACAGCTCCATCGCCTGTTCATGCGCCGAGGCGGCCGAGATCGTCAGGCCCCCGGTTTCGCGCTCAGGCCCCATCAGGTGCAGCAGCGTGATCGCCGCGCAAAGCGAGGTCTTCCGATTGCCGCGCGGGAGCAGGAGGACCACCCGGCGCACCACGCGGGTGCCATCCGCATGGCGCGGCCCGTAGATGCGGCGGACAACATTCTCCTGCCACGGGTCCAGCTGGAAGGCGCGCCCCGGCAGACGGCTTTTCGGGTGCTTCAGCATGCGAAGCCATTGCACGGCCCGTTCTCCCCGGCCCATCGGATCGGGGATTTCATCTGTGCGATCGATCCATGACGGGCGCAGCATCAGGCCGCCCCCCAGCCGAACAGATCGTCATCGCCTTCGCTGTCCTCGACGGTCGGCCGCGACCGGCTGACAGGCGTGGCGCCGAGTTCCGCCGCCAGCAGCCGCGCCCGCGTCATGGCGTCGGACTGGACGGAAACAGCCGGGTTCTTGCGGACACTGACCAGCAGCGAATTGCCGTCCTTGTCGATCTTGTAGACCTTCTGCACCGCGCCGAGCTTCTGGATTTCCCGCTCCATCTCACGGGCCAGCCCCATCGCCATGCAGTAATTCTCGAAGCTGCCCAGATCCGCTTCGGTGAGGATCTTGCGCTTGGCGAGGATCGGGAACGTCCGGTGCCATTCGGCTTTGGCGTCATCCGACAGCCAGTCGGACGGCGGCAAGTCCTGCAACGCGCTCCGGTCAATTTCGATATGCGGTTTCACTCCCCTCATGGCGTTACCCTTTCACAGTGCAGTTCGATCCCCTTGCGGCGCCCGATCGGCGATACCCGCTTGATGTTCCAGGCATCGCCATTCCAGATCACCCGATCGGCATTGGTCACGCCCTCGAAGAACCGGGCGCGCAGCACCACGGTTTCGGTGTCGACAGCGCCGAGGCCCTCGATCGCCTCGACGCTGGCCTGTTCCGCGCGTTCGGCCCGCAGGGTGCAGAGATCCACCCACGCCTCATCCGGGGTTCCGGCATCGCTGATCCCGGCGCTGGTGGCGCGCTGGATGGCGATGACCTCAAGAAGCCTGCCCGCCTTCATGCCGCCACCTCCGCCGCCAGAACCTCGACCACGACGACGCCATGCGCATATTCCCCACCCGGATCGCGCATGAAGCGCATCGAGGAAACCAGCACATCGGCGCAAGCCAGCCCGGCTGGGAAGGCGAGGCGGCCGGAATGCAGGGCGCTGCGGATCTCCCCACAGATCGTCTTTACCCCTTCAAGCGAGGCTTCCTTCTTCCAGACATGCAGGGTGTGATAGACGCGGGTATGGGCGCGCCGCAGGCTGGTGCCTTCGTCCAGCGCCTGACTGTCGCCCAGGATGATCGAGGGGGATGGCGCAGGGCGCTGGTTCACGTCGAGAACCGATGACACAGGCACCAGCGCGACCACCGCAGCCGCACTGACAAGGCGGGCGCGGATGGCCTTCTGAACTTCGAGATCCACGTTCATCGGTTGTCCTTCACGGCTTTGCCGATCGCCCGCTTGATGCGGTTGACGGCGCGTTTTTTCCCGAAGCGGAAGGCGGGGTAGAAGAACGGCTGCGCCGAGGTGCCGGAGTGGGTGCGGTAACTGAAGCGGCCTTTCGTCTTGGCCTGCTTTTTACCTGCGCCGGGATTGGCAACGCGCTGCCCCTTGATCCCGCCTTGCGTGCCGAATTCCACCCATCGGGCATAGAAGGCCTTGTCGTTCCCGGCATAGACCGTGATCGATAGCGCGGCCCCGTCGCTCACCGCGCCGAGCGCGAGACTGCCCTCCGGCGGTGCGCCCCATGTCCAGCCGATCGAGGCCTTCAGGTCGCCTTCATCGACCGGGCACAGGCTGCGCGCGAGGGCGCAGATCTCCTCGGCGGATTTCTCCATGGCAGGCCGCACCGCATCGCGCACACGATCGGGGATTGCCCGCATGCGCCTCTGGAAACTGGACAGCCCGCCATCATCCGCCATCAGAACGACCACTCCCGATATTCGTTGACGATCTCCTGAACCCCGAAAGGAAGTATCCGGCTGATGTCGGTCGCCGCCTCCCGGTTCTCGAACCACCACGACGCCAACTGCATTACGGCCTCCTTCAGCACCGGGGGCACCGGATCCTGATCTGCACCGCCGAAAACCTCCTCGATCCGAAAGCCGAGGAGGCGCTCGATATGGTTCTGCGCCGCCGCGATCTTGCCCTCGACGAGGGCCAGATCATCGGCGGGCGCATCCGCCGTCAAGGACAGCTGGCGCAGCAGGTCGGCAGGGGTCACGATCGCCATGGATTGGCCTCATCTTCGCTACGTCGGATCTTCGAGACGGGTTGCAGATCGGCTTGCAGCTTCATGACATTGTTCGCGGTGTCGAAAACCTCGGACATGCCGGTGACCAGGGCGAACCAGCTGCGCGAGGTCACCTTGTCGGGAAACAGAAGCCGAAAAGGGTAGGGTTCGGCATCCCGGAGCGCTTTCCAAAGCAGAAGCTGCCCCGCATCCTCAGGGTCAATTCCAAGAACAACCTGCGTTACCGATGGACGGAAGGCGATCTTGGCGAAGTCGATTGTCTCCAGATCACAATCACCATCAAGAAACTTGGCATCCTCCATGTCCCATGTGCCGCCCAGGGCGCCGAGAGCTTCTGTCTCTGCGATCTCCACCCACTCCGACACGGGGGGCACATCCTCATAACCGTATCTGTCCGCGATGAAGAACTGTGCCCCGGCGGTCGCATACAGCATGATCAGGCCCCAGCCGCGTTGACCTTGACCACGTTCGAGTTCACCCAGAGCGAGGCGTTCAGCTTCATGACGTTATTCGCCGTTTCCAGCGCCTCGGCCGCGCTCGCGACCTTCGCTACGAAATAGCGCTCCGAGGGGGTGCCGCCGGGCGGCGCGTCGTTGAGCACCAGCTTGAACGCATAATCGTAGGGCGTTTTCTCGGCGGCGATCAGGGCGATCTGGCCGGGGTCGGCCGGGTCGATGCCGCAGACGATATCCATCGACCCCGCGTTGCGGGTGCCCTTGAGGCGGCGCGTTCGGTTCGAGCCGATGCCGTCGAAGGTGATTTCGGCGGCGGTGTCGCCCACGGTGCCCAAGCCTTCGGTTTCGCCAACCTCAACCCATCCTTCGGTCGGGAAATCCGACAACACGAAATCATCCGCCTTTGCAGCGAGCACCGGGCCGATGAACAGCTTCGCGCCATTGGTTGCATAGATCGTCATTGTTGATCCTTCTGACTGTTGCGGCGCTCAAGCCGCTGTTTCCGTGAGGAATGGCAGGGACGGCAAAGCCGCTGCCAGTTCGTCTTGTCCCAGAACAGGTCCCGATCGCCCTTGTGCGCCCGGATGTGATCCACGACAGCCGCGCGCGGCGTTTCCAGATCCAGCGTCTTGCCGCACATGGCGCAGACCGGGCGGCGCTTGAGGAAGGCCTTGCTGGCTTTCTCCCACGCGCCGGTGTAGCCGCGCTGGCTGCTGTTCGGTCGCACCTTGTCGAACCGCGCCTTGCGCTCCGCGTCCCGCTGCTGCTGGCACGGGCAGCGCCCCCCGGAAGGGACGCGCTTGCCGCAGCCGCAGATATGCGGGGCGCGGGTCGGCATTACGACAGCACCAGCTTGGCGAAGCGATCCGGGTTGGTCACGTCACCGCCCACGCGCTTCCGGGCGTGGAAAACCGTGATGCCGTTCTTCGCCCGGGTGTAGGGATCGACCAGCAGCGAGAAGCCGACGCGATCAACGATCCGGTATCCGGACCAGTCGCCGAAGACGATCGGCGTGGCACCGGCGGCGATATCGGGCATGTCCACCATCTCGATAACCGGACGGCCCAGAAGGGTCGCCGGCATGTTTTCGGCCAGAGACGGTTGCCAGATCGGCCAGCCCGCCGAATCCTTCACCTTGCGCAGGCGCGCCAGCGTCTTGCGGTTCATCGACCACGCCGCGCTTTGCGCATGGGCCGTGGGGATCGCAGCGAACAGATCGACCAGCAGATCATAGAGCGCGGGATCATCATCCATAACGGCAACCGAGGACGAAACCACCTCCAGCCCGGTCGCGTTCAGGATGCCGCGCGGTTGCCCGGCGCCCGATCCCGCGACGAAAGCCGCGCCCTCGGCAATGGCGAAGGATTCCGCCAGATCGGTGGCGAGTTCGCCTTCGAGGTTGTAGGTGTTGTCTTCGAGGAGTTTTTTCGAGATCTCGGTGAAGGTCGCCAGCTCATGCGGGGTCAGGGTGACCTGTTCATAGGACGGACCGCTTTCGGTGCGGTCCTCGACTTCCGAAACCCACGTCGCCGCCGTCGAACCGATGCGGCGCGGATAGACGATCTCGGTCGAGCCGATCGAGATGACCCGCGCATACTGCCGCAGCGGGCTGAATTCGCGCAGGGCCTTGAGGATCTCCGAACCGAATTCGACCGGCGCCAGGTAGCCCGCCGTCGCGTCATTCGCCACGGTCAGCGCCTTTTCCGAGACGCCCGCAAGGCCGCGATCGCCGAGCCGCAGATAGGCGCCGAAGGCCTTCTGTTCCTCGGTCTTTTCGACCTTGCTCTCGATGCCGCCCGGGCGGTTCATCTTCGCCTCGATCTTGTCGAGCCGCCCCGTGATCGCCGAGGTGTCGGTCTTCTTCTCGATCTCGGTCACCTTGGCTTCCAGCGCCGCGATGCCGTCATTTTCGCCTGCCATGTTCATGTCCTTTGCAGAAGTGATGCGCGCGCCAGGGTGCGCAGGCACCGCGACAACGCTGATTTCCAGAAGGTCGAGGCCTTGGATCGTCCGTCCGCCGCCCTTGCGCGGGAATGCCTTGCGCGAGTCAAAGCCGATCGACAGGCCCCGCATGGCGCCCGCCTGAACCAGCGCCCGGACCTCGCGGGCGCGTTCCACGTCTTCGATCAGCAACCGGCCCTTGACCGTCAGGCCCTCGGGCGTCTCGTTGATTTCGTTCCAGACGCCCACCGCCTTCGCCTGATCGTGGGTGTCGAGCATCGGGAGCGGCACCGCAGCCGAGGCGAAGGCGCCCTTCTCGATCACGTCGCCGACGCGATCGGCCGAACCGAAGGGCCATGCGATGCCGGTGATCGTGCCCGCGTCATCAACGGTGAGCTGCGCCTTGATCTCGATCCGGTCCATCAGCGCGCCTCCCGGAACGCGGCCCGGTCGCCCGCGAAGGCATCGACCTGCTGGTGAACCCAAGGGGCCGCGCGCAGCAGCCGGACCACGTTCTTGTGCGAGAACGGGACGGGGGCGCCGTCCTCCTCGATCTCCCAGGCGAGGACGCAGCGCGCGAGGCTGTTGAGGCGGCATTTCTCGCGCGCCTCGGCCGAGACCCGGCCTTCATCGTCCGCAGCTTCGGCCAGATCATCGACCATCTTCAGCCGGGCGCGGGCCTGCGTGGCGCTGTCCGGGCCAGCCACGCGCAGGCGGATGCCGGTCGGCGCGCCGGTCACCGGGTCGAGGAGTTCGAACCAGAGGCCCCGATCCTGATCCTCGGCGTTCGACAGGATGTCATTCAGCTGCATTGTCTTCCTTCTTTCCTGCCGGCGGTGCCGATTGCGTGGTGATGTTCGGGTTCAGGAATTCATCGCCGCCGGCACGGGGCGGCAGGCCGAGCCAGTTTCGCCCCTCGTTCGGGTTGATGGTGCGGGAGGCGATCAGGCTGTTGATGACCCTCGCCCGGGTGGACAGATCCGCCCGCGTCAGGTCATCGCGATCGAAGCGGATGACGTGGGTCGCCCGTTCCTCGTCCGAGAACAGCGCCCGGCGCAGCGCGCCTTCCAGCCCGCGCAGCCACGGTTCCAACGTGTAGGACAGGAATTCCCGGCCCTTCTGTTCCGAGTTCGACCAGGTGGCGCGTTCGAGATCGCCCACCATCGGGGCCGGGATGTTGAACGCCCGGGCGATTTCGCGGATCTGGTGCAGGCGGTTTTCGAGGAACTGCGCATCGGTCGAGGTGAAGGTGAACGGCTCGAAGGTCGCGCCGTCATAGAGGATGACGGTCTGGCCGCCGCTATCCTCGCCCTCGTGGGTCGCGCGCCAGGCAGCGCGGGCCTTCTTCACCGATTCCTCGCCCATGCCCTTCGGGAACATCAGCGCCCCGGACGGCTTTGCCCCGCGGGTGAAAAGGCGCCCCGCGTGGCGATCGAGCGCGACGGCAATCCCGATCGCTTCCCGCGCCAGCGTCAGCGGCGCACGGCCGAGCGGCGGCAGGAGGTGGATCACGTCGCGCGCCGGGATCTGCTGAACGTTGAGGCGATAGCGGCGCTCCCCGGTGTTCGTATCCAGGTCGAAGGTCAGCAGGCCCGAGCGGTAGCGGATCAGTTCCCGCGCCTCGCCGCCCACCCGGTTGACCCAGACCATGCCGCCGGCATCGGACGTGAGCGCGTCAACGACGATCTGCCGGACCAGTTCGAACCCCGAGGTCCATTCGTTCGGCTCGTCGCGCAGCAGGCCGAGGAGCGGATGATCCGGAACGTCCACCTCCGCCGTGCCGTCGATCCGCTTCACCATCACGTCGAGCGAGGCGACGGCCTCGGAGATCAGCTGGATCGCGTTCGACACGACCGGGACACGAAGGGCCTGCGAGGTGCTGATCGAGATGCCTGCCGAGGTCGGCATGGCGGTAAGCAGCGCCTCAAGCGCAGCATCCGGCGAGGCGAGGGACTTTTGTTCCGGCGCGGAGGCCGTGCGAGAGAAGGGCCAGAGTTTCATATCCCAGTTTATGCGGGCCGAGCCCGCAGGTCGGGAAGCTGGCAAAACATGGCAAAACGCAGAAAGGTGCGGCAAACCGTTGCATCAGCGAAGGCGCTGCCATGCCAAAAGATCGCGCCGGACCGCGAACCAGCGCCCCATCGGCTTGCTGACAGGGAGGTTGCTGGATGGATCGTTCGCCCATCTGCGAACCGTATCAGGGGAAACCCCCAGCACATCGGCGATCTGAGACAGGCCCCATAGCTTGCGATCCGGCTCCAACATGGCATCAGCCCTCCATCGGTCGATCGGCGGGTTGTCGGATTTCCTCGTTTTCTCCATTTTTTCACCTTCCGTTTTTCCGTCTTCCGGTCTAGGCTTCTGCCTATCCCATTGAAAAAAGCCTATTTACCGCAAATCTTGCGATCTGAACCCCGCGCCGGTCCCCATGACCGGCCCAAAGTTCAGGACCACCCCCGGGGGCCGAACTCCCGGCCCCAGCCTTCGGCCACCAGCTCGCGCGCCTCCTGAATAGCGGCATCCACGCTGTCGCCCTCCCACAGGCAAACCCGACTACCGTCCGCGCCGACGCCCTCCACAAAGACCGCAAACCGGCTGGTTCGGTTGATGGTCCGCCGAACGCCGTCGCTGCCCCGCGTTTCCTCTTGGACCACAAGCCCGCAGGTGATTTCGAGGTGCCCTTTCGGGAAAGGAATGATCTTCTTCTTGGTCATCGCAGGTTCTCCTTTCGTGGGCTCAGCGGCCCGGTTTTCGCCCCTCGCGCGTGCGCACGCGTTACGCGGGCGTGCGCATACGCGCGCCGGGGGGGTATGGGGGGGTGGAAGGAACCCCGGTTGGAAGGGGGTTGGAACAGGGTTGGAAGGGGGTTGGAACCCGGTTGGAAAAGGGGGTTGGAAGGGGGTTGGAAGGGGGTTGGAACGTCATGCAACCACCTCAAGAAATGTCCTGCGTTTCGATGCCGGACCTTCTTCCGCCACCCGGATCTTGCCGCCTGCCAGCAGTGATTCCATGGCACCCCGAAAGGCCACGCGGCTTACGCCCTCTGCGTCCGGATGAGAGGCAAACACGGTCGGGGCATAGGTCTGCCCGCCAGCGGTGTTCACCTTGCGCCCCTGCTCGCGGAACAACCTCAGCAGCTTAAGGAACACCCGCTGCGCCTTGCTGCTGGCTGCCATGCGATCAAGGCTCGTTTCCCCGCCCTCGACCACGAACGCGCCATCACGCCACGCCATGTTGATCTCGACGCCGACACGGGCATGGTTGGCCTTCTTCGAGGACAGGATGCGGGCATCGGGGTTGGCCTCGTATCCATCCTGAACCACGCGCTCAAGATAGAGCCGCGATCGAACCGAGTTGTTCCACCCGGTCGATCCGCTGGTGCCGCTACCGCTGTTGAGACCGGTCAGCGAAGGGTGCGCCAACAGCATCACCGCGCACTCATGCCGGATCGCCAGACCGCGCAGCATGCCGATGAACTGCCGCGCCTGCGCCCGGTCGTTCTCATTGCCGGGGAACAGGTCTGCCAGCGTGTCCAGCACCACCAGAGCGGGCCGATCCGCGTCTATGCGCGCCTCGACTTCGGCATAGAGCGCGGAGGGCGCCAGAACGCCCGCACCGCGATCCAGCGTGGCGAACAGGGCATCCTCCCCGGCAAGGCTGCGTAGGGTCAGCCGGTCGAGATCCGGCAGGGCGACACCCGAAGCCCGCACCACATCAGACAGTCGGCGGTGCAACTCGGCGGTATCGTCCTCGGCCGAGATGAACAGCGCCCCCCCGTGCGCCACGCTGCGCCCGACCCACTTGGCATCCGAGGCGACAGCAACCGCGAGTTGCAGCGCCAGCAGCGATTTCCCGGTGCCGCCATCGCCGCCCAACAGGGTGACCGTGGAGACAGGTACAAGATCCTGAACCAGCCACAGGCGCGGCGGGACGGGTTTCCCGTCGAGGTCTGCCGCCGAGAAGAAACGCGATCGCCGCGCGGCATCCCGTTCCACAAACGGATTATCCTCGGGCGGAGGGCCGAACCGTTCATCAGGTGGCATCAAGCGTGGAGCAAGTTCAATCGGATCGTCAGTCATTCCGCCGCCTGATCACCATGCCGTCAGGATCGATGCGCTTGACGAAGCGCAATCGATCCTCCTCAGACAAGGTCTTCCAAAGGGCCACAAACAGCCTCTTGCGCGTGTTCAGCCCCAACGCGGTTGTGCGGAGGCGGTCCAGCGCGGCCATGCCGTATGCGACGAGTTCATGAGGCGGCGCGATATCGGCCCAGAACTGAGCCGTGGACGCCGTTGCCTCCATAAAAGGGGCCATCTCTGGCCCCCCGGTCGAATGTGCGTCAAGAAAGGCGGCACAAACCGCCAAGGCGTCTTCGGGTTCGCATCCGTGTAGCGCCTCCCAAAGGAGCTGCGCCCGCGCGATGCGGTCGGGCATCGCCACGTCAGGCCCCCTTGGCGACCAGCCTGAAGACTTCATTCCTCAGGTCCTGCGTATCGTAAATAGGGGGCACCGCCCATAACCCGAAATTGGTGACTGCTGCAATTTTGAGAGCATAGTCACGCAGATCCACCGCTGGTGTAGAGGCAATTTTCGCCTCAACCGCAATCACCGCATTCATCGCGGCAAGACACTCGGGAGTGTCTCCATTGCCAGTCTCACATGCTTGCAAGCTGCGCACTTCCTCGTCTTGAAGCTTCACCCACTCCCGGAACAGCGACATGATCGGCGTTTCATTTCCAGGCGCCCCGACAGCCTGCCTCATCAGTGCTGCCACGAATTCGCTGATATGGATCATCACTCGCCCCCTTTCGGGAGGTTTTCATCATCCAGACCATTAGAGATCCGGCTTGCGATCTGTTCCATTGCCATAAGCAAGGAGCTCAGGTCGCGTTCAGGTGTTTCGCAGCAGATAGCCACGGCCATCCCGCAGAGGCCATCGAGTATCACCGCGTCTGCATGCAAATTTTCGAGTTCCGCACGGAGCGCGCTCATGCCCGGGCCTCCTGATCTTGCGCCTGAGCATTGAGCCAGGCGACGATTTCCGATTCCTTCCAGTAGCGCCGCTGGCCGATGTAGATCGGCTTCGGGAAGTTCAGCACCGGGCTTTTTAGCCAGCGGTGCAAGGTCATGTCTGACACGTCGCCGCACAGGGAGCGCACCGCAATCGAGCCGATGCGCTTTTCGGAAGCCGCCAAACCCTGCGAAAAGATCGAAGGGGATTGCGTTTCACTCACCGTCATGATGATGTGCCTCCTGATAGATGCTGTTATGGCTCATCTCGGCAGCGGGGGCCGTTCCGCCAAGATTGCCCCCCGCTGCCTCTTCGAAGATCACCGCGACATGGGTGTTGAACGAACGCCCCGCGCGGATCGCCTGAATTTTCATCTCATCGCGCAGCTTTCGGGGAAGCCGGATCGTCGTCACAACGATGTCGCCCTCTGCGCGGCCTTGGATGGTCTTCAACATATCAACTCCATTAATGCCAACTAGGCATCATATGATTTGAGCGTTAGGAATGTGTCAACCGTGAAAATATGCCAACTAGGCATTAATTGCAATTTGGCATATCATACCGTAACAGGGCCTAACGATTGTGGAGGGCTGAACATGTCGGAGCGTGAGCTTTACCCGAGCGAGAAGCAGGAACGGTTCATCGTCCGTCTTCCAGACGGAATGAGAGGCCGGATCAAAGTCGCCGCCGAGGCGAATAATCGTTCGATGAACGCAGAGATTGTGGCAACGCTTGAAGAAAAATATCCTGCACCTGCGCCACCGGACAATGACTTCCATAGGTTGTTAGTGCTTCGGGATATGATTGATGATGTCATGAGCGATCGTATGATCCCCGACACAAAGAAGCGTGTTCACCTCAAGGTGGCCAGCGGTTTTATGCGAAAACTCATAAATCGAATGCCTAAAGAAGAATCTGAACGCGCTCTGGCCGGATGGAGTATACCGCCTAAGCTTGATTTGTTTGATGAAGACTGAGCCCCGCAGGAGATTAGCGCCATGCAAAAACTTTGGGTGGGCGTATGGCTGTTCGCGATCGCCGCTCTCGTCGGATCTTGGGTGATAGGTGTCAGGCTTGTAGTTATCCCGCCGATGGAGGCTCTGCCATCTGGTGGGGTGGCGGTTATGACAGGATTGAACCAGTCTCCACTTGTAACCGGACCGGAGGGGGCATGCGCAGGAAAGAGCGAATCTTGCCTCTCGGGATGGTTGTCCGCGGCGACTGCTAAAGGAACTGTGATCGCGCGGCTCCCCTACAATGAGACATTAGCAAGCATGGCGCGATGAGGGCCGCACCGCCTAAGACCTAAGTTGAACTTAGCCCCTACCGGCGGGCGATCCGCACCACATTATCCGCCTTTCCCTCTACCAGCGACATGACGAACCGCGCCCAGGCACTGAGTGCCTGGCGCTTTTCGTCGGCATAGTCGTGTCGCTGGTAGACTGCCACGATACCGCCGCCCGTGCCGCTGACATGGTTCAGCACCGCCTCTGTGACACGCACGGGAATGCCGAGCCGAGCCATCCCGGTTGCCGCCGTCCTGCGCAGATCGTGGAAGGTCCAATGCGGGATCTCAACCGGCTCACCCCGCTCCTCCTCCGCCACTTCCAGCATATGTTTGGCAATGTTATCCCGTGCCTTGGAAAGGCCGCTGACGGGCGTTTCCCCGGTGGTGGTGAAGACATACCCGGGCACCCCATCAACCCGCGCCACGGAAGCGAGGACGGCCCGCACGGGCTTGGACAAGGGCACATCATGGGCGCGCCCGTTCTTCGTCCTTTCGGCCTTCAGGCACCACATGTCGCCGACAATCTCGCGATCGGTCATCTGTGAAACCTCGCCCATCCGCTGCCCGGTCAGAAGCAGGACCTTGCCCAAGGCATCCCACGGATAGCCGGTGACCTCGCAGGCCAGCCAGAACCACCGGATTTCGTCATCGGACAAGACGCGATCCCGCCGCCGTTCCTTCGCCGGGGCCTTGACGTTCAGGGTGGGTGGAACCTCGATCAGGTCACGGCTCGCGCACCAGTTGAAAAATTTCGACAGATAGGCGCGGATACGATTGGCCGTGGTCGCCTTTCCCTGATCCACAAGACCATCGAGCAGATCGATCACATCGCGCCGCGTGATGGTCTGAACGTTCTTATTCCCCCACTTGGGGATGACGTGCCGGTCAAGCTGCCGCCGCACACCTTGCCCGCTACGGAGCGACGACAGATGACGCCTGTCGAATTGCTCGACCAGCGTCTGGATCTTGTCACGGTCATCCACGGGCTTAGGAGCCTTCGCCGCCTTGACCTCCGCCGCAGGATCACGGCCATCCGATGCGGCCGCCAGTGCCTCCCGCGCCCGCTTCCTGGCGTCGGCGAGAGAGAGCACAGGATATGCCCCAAGGCTCATCCGGCGATGAACACCGCCATGCCGATAGCGCACCTGCCAACCCTTCTTCCCGGTCGGCTGCACGGTCAGGTAAAGGCCCACACACAGGCTGTCCGGTATCTCCTGCCGTCGATCGGTCGGCAGCATCTTGTCCACGGTCTGGGCGGTCAGCTTCAT